GATGTGATTTTCTGCAAAACGCTAGTTGGGGCTAGAAAATCCGCGGATCTAGCGGCTTGGTCTTTGACCTTTTCAAAAAGTTTAGAAAGGGTATTGTTGCTGTTTTCAATATGATGTGTCAATTTACATTCTCCAAAAAGTAAAAGGGCAGGATTGCCCCGCCCTTACTCTCTCATATATTCGCATACAACGCAAGTAAACTTTTAGAAAGTTTTAATCCGCCCCAATATCGCCCGCTATATGGTGGCGCAATATCGTTCTAGGGGCCAAGCTTTTAGCAAACCGCGTGACCCTTTGGGCGTCGGTTTCATCTTGGATCTGATCCGCTGTGTGGGTCCAATGTAAAAGAACATTGCCGCCTGTCGCATAGCAACCGCCCGCGTGATCCGGATTGGCGGCTTTCTTTTTATGTACACCGTGCGCGGTAAATCCGACAGCAAAATTGCGAACAAGCTTTGCACAAAGCGGATCACCATTGCCACATTGGGCGCAACCAAAGTTTTTAAGATATTCGGCAGGACAACGAACAATCTTAACATTATCAACCGTAACCGATTTTTTGCCATTCCAAAAATCAAGCGATACCGTGCAGACCGTTGGTATTTTCATCGCAACATATTTAACAGCAAGCGCGGCCGTTTTGGCGGAATAGTTTATAACAGTTTTTCCAGCCTTTAGTTTTTTAGCCCAATAGATTGGGGAAAAGTGCGAGTAAGTAAAAGCAACGCCTTTAACTGGTACAGCATCGACAACCGCGTCTAAATATTCTTGATCGATCTTCGACGCGCCACACCCGCTGGGGTTCAACTCACAAGTTGCAGGACAAGTGCCAAAGTTGTTTTTTGTTCCGGCTCTATAAGTAACCGCGACGCCTTTTGTTTTTTGGGCGCGGCTCAATTCTACAGTTTTTAACATCAAAGCTTCTCCCAATCTAAAACGTGTGCAACCGTATAGGAAGTTTTGCGGCCGTTGGTTTTTTCGTGCTGGGTTAAAGATTGAGCCGCCCGCCTTGCGTTCTCTTTTAATCTATAGCTCTCTAAGCTTTTTTGATCGTGATTAGATAACACAACCCAAGGGCCAGAAAAGCGTTTATTTTGTTCTTTTAACATTGCTACATTCTCCAAATAAGCGAGTTATCCCATATTATAAACAGAAAAAAACCCGCCTGTAAAGCGGGTTAATTTTCTAACGTTTTCGACGGGTGCTTTTTCGTCGCTTTGGTTTGCTCGCTTGTTGGCTTAATTTGTCATAATCCGCGCCATATAACAGGCGGCCTAATAAGGTGAATAAAAACATTTACGCAATTTCCTCTTTATTGAACCAATAGATAAAGGTGTTATCGTGGTCTCTTGAAACTGTCACTTCGTAGCCTAGTTTTTCCAAAGATCTTATTTCACTATCTCTTGCGGTAAAATTTACAGAACAAAGGTTCTTCCCTTGTGTGACAGCGTAATCAATAGCGCCTGCAAATCTTTCGGAGCGCCGAATAGGGACCAGATCTCTAGCTTCGTTGGCGCTCATAATCCTTACGTGAGACATCAAACCACCTCCAAGTTTTCGTTGGGAAACAGTTGAGCGGTTGCGGTTTCATATTTTAGTTTTAGGGCAAGGGCTTCCCCATAAGTTAGGAAGCGACTTTTTCCAAACTTAAATAGTTTTGTGCTGGGTTGAAATTTAATATCCATAAAATTCTCCAATTTGTTAAAGTTAAACACAAGCTATCGTAAGCGCTTATATGGGAGATATCAAGTCAAAAACTTTATCCCAATCAAAAGGGTGATCAAAAGATCCAATTGACGGAGTTTTTAAACCATCTTCCGCAAGGGTTATGGCCTGAGAGGCGCTGTAAAGGTGCAGAGTGGCCTTAACGTCCGCCTTGGCCTGTCGCTTAACTAAAATCCAACTACTGCTTCTAAGGTGGCGTGTGAGCCACGCAACCTGATGCGGGCTCAGATTAACTGCGTTGGCCTTACAAAACTTTAGTTCTATAAAATGAAACTTTCCAACCTCATCACAAACCAAAAGATCGGGGATGCCTTGGCCTATCCAGTTTTCAATCCTCGTTAGATGCCAATTTCTTCGGCTTTTTAGCGCGGCTTTTAGCTGGCGGTACAGGCCCGCTTCCGTCGGCATCTTCGGTTGGGGTAATGTCAATAACGTTTGCGCCATAGCCTTCTTTCAAATCGCTTAAAGCTTTTAAAACTTCTTCCTTGCTCATACTGTCAATACTACCGTGACGGATTTCAGACTTACTAACGTAAATATCACCCTGCGCTTGGCCCCTTCGATACTCTGCTTGAACAGCGGCAGAGTAAGCGCCGTTTTCCAAAGCCACATCCCTAATCTGTTGTAGCGCTCTAATATGACGACCGTAGTTTACGTCAAACTTAGCGTCTAATTCTGCGCGGTACGCTTTAATGGCGGCAACAACGTGCGGACATTTGTGGGGATTGGTCAATTCATAAGCACGGGTATGTGCAGAACTTTCTGGATAACCTGCTTTTATCGCGGCTTCCTTGAAAGTTATCAAGCCATCGTTGCTCACAAGCTCTTTAACAAAAAGCTCCTGTTTGCGTGTAAGCTTAGTATCTACAGAAATACGTTTGCGGCCACGGGGATCTGAACGCGGGCTATCGGGGTCTACAAGCTTATTATGTTTTGGAACCGCCCGCTCTTTAATCAGAAGCGGAGAGGGTATTATCCCAAACTTTGTTTTCTTTACGGGACGCCCTCTTTTAACTACAGCCATGCTCGCCTCTCACAGTTTAACTATTAGATAAAACTCTTATACAACCGTTCCTGTTATATAGGCCAGAAAAATCTTTTAATAAAAAAATCCCCCACCCCCCCCATTAGGCAGTATCGCTCTTTAACAACTCTCTTCTGGTTACATTTTACTACTTGCTCGGTGTAACCACTTATGTAACCAAAATTATCCTTTGTATATATACAGTTAAAGGTCAAGTTACATAAGTTACAGGGGTTACGGCTTGAAAACACTTTTTTTATTTTTTTTATTTTTCAGCTCTATATACAGTAACGGCGTTATTTAAGTTCCGCGGTCCGCGACCCAAGAAACTTTTTCTTCGAGGAGGGGTAGTAACACTGCGGGTTTGGTGTGGGTGGCTGCGTTATTCAGTTGGCACATTTGTAGCGCGAGACCTCAACCGCCTTAACCCCATGGTAAGACTATTAAAATTCACCACCCACGCTATATTTTAGACCATAATCAGCGTAGATAGTCCAGCAATTTTCGAGGTCTTTCTTGGGGTCTAGGGCTTATTTTCACGGCGGTTGGGTGATCCGAAGAGTAAAATATATGTTGACCGTGCTTAGAAAGTCTATACAATTTTCGCGCCCAAAAAGGGCTGACGTAAGTTGCATGAAAATGATTTGCCTTACTGAAGGGCAGAAGGCGGGTATCTTGCAGAATTTCGTTAGCTAGGGCCTTTGATTTCTCCCAAGCGGCTTTGTCTTTTGGCTTGGGGATCTTTCCATTTCGAACGAACGAGAACTGTTTTGGTTGCATGATTACGTTGCATAGTTCGTCTGGAAACTTTGGAGATTTCATTCGATTGACCACGACGCGGGCTATCATTTTCTGGCCGTGTTCGCTTTCTCCGCGGGCTTCGAAGTAGATTGCGAGGGCTAGACAGGTTGCGGCAATCACAGAAACTGCGCCGTTATAGTCACGCCGATTAGTATGTATGCCATCAGCGTGACCCACCATATTAGGCTTTTCATTTCTTAAACTTCTTCTTCGTTCGCAATGCGAGGTATTGAAACTTAAATTTCCCTAGCTTTTTCTGAACCAGTTTAACCATTCCACCTTCGTAGGCGTAGAGGGCGTTGTGCTTATGTTTTCCGGCGGCGAACTCCCCTACGTGGTAGATTATGGTGTCCCCCTGCTGGGTGTTTTCTAGGGCGTTATCGAACCCGTCTTTTGCCAATTTATGTGAGATATCGTAAATCATATTTTCTTTCCTGCTTCTCTTAAACTTG